CCTAAAAGAGAAATCTAAACAAAAGATAGAAAAAGCAGAAACAGGAGTAGAATATGTATTGGAAAATCTAAAAGAGATTGTAGAAATCTGAATGGGAAGACAAAACATTGAACTAAATGGGCAAGAGAAAAAGATTTACGACTTAAAGAATGTAAACAGTGCTTTAGAGAAACTCTGAAAGTATCATAAAATGTATACAGAAAGAGTTGAACAAGATGGATCTTTAACCGTTAACATTGTAAACTACAAAAAATGACAGAATTAACAATCCCTTATCACTTCACTCCAAGAGATTATCAACTTCCTATCTTTGAGGCTATCGATAGTTGAATCAAAAGAATCATAATGGTTCGACATCGTAGGGCTTGAAAAGATAAAGCTTGTTTCAATGTGATAGTAAAGAAAGCAATGGAAACAGTTTGAATTTATTACTATGTTTTTCCTACTTACTCACAATGAAAGAAAGCGGCACGAGATGGAATTGATAAAGATGGATGGAAAACAATAAACCATATTCCTCAAGAAGTGGTTAAAAGAAAGAATGATACAGAAATGAAAGTAGAACTAATCAATGGAAGTATTATTCAAATTGTATGATCTGATAATGTTGACTCTATCGTTTGAACGAATCCTATTTGAATTGTTTTCTCTGAGTATTCTTTACAAACTCCAGCAGTACGAGATTTCCTAAGACCTATTCTGGCAGAAAATGGAGGACGAGCTATATTCAATTTTACTCCTAGATGAGATAATCATGCTAAAGAGTTATTAGATATGGCAAAAGAAAACAAGGATTGGATGGTTTCAATACAAACGGTAGACGATACAAAAGCTATTGATCCAGAAGTCCTTGAAGCAGAAAGGAGAGAGATAATTCAGAAAAACGGAAGTGATGCAATCTTTCAACAAGAATATTACTGTTCTTTCGATGCTTGAATCAATGGTAGTTATTATGCAGAAATCCTTACTAATCTTGAAAATCAAGGAAGAAGAACAACTGTTCCTTATGATCCAGCTTTAGATGTCTTTACAGTATGGGATTTATGAATAAATGACTCAACAGCTATTTGGTTTCGGCAGAGAATAGGAAAAGAAATCAGAGTGATAGACTATTACGAAAATAACTGAGAAGGATTAAGTCATTATGTAAGCATTTTGAAAGAGAAATGATACAGATATTGAACTATCCGACTTCCTCACGATGCACAAGCAAGAAGTCTACAGACCTGAAAAACAGTAGAAGAAAAAATGTATGAGTACGGCTTCAATGATATTCAAATCGTTCCTAAATTGTCTGTTTTAGATGGTATCAATTCAGCGAGAGCAATACTTCCTTACTGTTATTTCGATAGAGAGAAAACAGAACGAGGGCGAAAGTGTTTGAAGAACTATCATAAAGAGCTTGATGAAAAAAGACAAGCTTTTAAATGACCAGAACATGATTGGAGTTCTCACGGATCAGATGCTTTTAGATATTTAGCAGTAGTCAATGAGCTTTATGATTGAACAAGTCAAAAAGGCAAAATCATAGATTCACGATAGATTTATATTTGTTTTATATAAAATGGTTAATAACATTATAACAAAGAAAATGGTTGATAAAATCAAAGGGTGGACTTTTGAAGAAATCAGCTCTAAAGTAGAACAAGAATATAGTGTAGGAGCAGAAGTTGCAAGACAAAAAAGACCTCTCCTTAAAAGCTATCTTGAAAGTTATAATGTAAACGGAAAAGAAGTAGAAGAAGGAGAAACAGTGAAAAGTAAATCAATGTATACTTATAGGAATCTTTTCATCTCAGCACTTTATAAGAATAGACCTCTTATAGAATTTCAAGGAAGAAAAAGAGGAGATGATGAATATGCTAAAACTTGGAATAATCTCTTGAAATTCGATTATGAAGAATTGGATGAAGAACAAATCACTTATAAGAAAATAGAGGATGAAGTAGATTATGGAATTTATCTAGCAGTCGATGAAGGCTGGGATAAAGTAACAGAATCTCCAAAGAAAAAACTTTATTCTCCGATGTGTTGGATTCCTGATCCTTACTTCGATGTAATAAAAGGATTTAACTTTCACGGTTTCGAGCTTATCCTTACAGAATGAGAACTAAACGACCTCTATTCTAATAAGGAGTTAATGCTAACAGATAAAGAACTTTCAGAACTAAAAGAAAAGCTTTGAAATGGTTATTTCGATAAGTTGCAACAGTGGGCTGATGGATACGGAATAGATGAAACATTTTCAACAGTTCGCTCTAATTTGAAACAGTATTCCGTTTATAGACACTTTACTAAATTCAATAACAGGTGGTATCTTACAGAATGGGCTAATGATAGAACTTTACTTGTAAGATGCGAGGAAATAGAAGCAGTAAGAGCAGAAGAAAAGAAAGATCCAACAACTATTCCTTGTCCTGTAGTTCATAGTTGGTTACTCCCTAAGAAATGAGATCCTTATGGATTATGTATAGGAGATTTAGCAAAAGACAATCAAGAATCAGAAGAAAAAATCATGAATCTCTTAATCGATAAAATCCATGAAGAAGTCTTTAGTGGAATAACAATCTATAATAGCGATGTAGTAGACTGAAAAGAGTTGGCTCATAGAAAATTAGGTAAAAGAAAATATGTTCCAGCTAAATGAAATCTAGAAAACAGAAAGATAGTAGAAAATGTCCAAACACAAACTTCAGGAAGTGGAGATGGATACAATCTAAAAAATATGATAGATGCTAAAGCAACAAAAGAAATTGGATTTGATGAGCAAAGTATCGGAGTATATGCTAAAACAATTACAGCTACTCAAAGTCAATTATTACAAGCTAATCAAAATGTCAGGCTTTCAACTATTTTCAAGGTATTCTTACGAGGAGAGAAAAGATATTGGGATGTTTTATGGTATAGAAGCTATCAGAAACACTTCAAAATGAAATCTCAGAAAAACATTGTCTTAAATAGTGGATTCTGAAATGTTACTTATACGGTAATGTGAAAAGACCTTGATACAAAAAGAGATTTACACTTAAGCATTGTAACAATCCTTGATAGTCAAGAAAAACTTGAAGCAAAAAAGAGTGCATTTATGGCAAGTTACCAACCTTTAATGCAACAGGCAAACGAATTTTGAAAGATACAGCTTACAAGAGAGTTTGCTAATGTTATGGGAATGGATTCAGAACTTGTAAATCAGATTTATGATTTCCCTCCTGAATATGATAAAGCAATGCTTGACCTTGAACTCTTAAACAATGGAGAAGATGTTTGACCTATCACAGATATGGGAGAAAATCACAAGATTTATATTCAAGTATACGAGAAGGCAATAGATAGCAAAGCAAAAACAAAAGCAATAATGAAAAGAAGGCAAGCTTTAATCCTTAGTTGACAGCAACAACAAGCGGCAATGATGCAATGAATGATGTGAGGAGAAGAAAATGGAGCATCACAAAACCAACTTGTAAGTAATTATATTTCACAAAACAACAAGGAACAAGCACAACCTCAAGCTTTATGACCTACTAATTGAAACGATGTATCTCAATTCCAATAAGATATGAGTAATCAAAGACGGTAAAACTTCAGAATTTCGAGGTTTTATCGTGAAATATTTAGAGGAAAGAAAAGAAGATTTAAAGGCTGGCATTCTATCCTGAGTCAGTATTGATAGGAGTAAGACCGTCTATAATCAAAGAGATTTGGAGCTGAAAGAGTTGGAATTTATTGAAGACTTTTTACAGATTCCAGACTATTTATTAACAAGGATCAGTAACACAGCTGATATATCGGTGGAGGATGACCACTAATCAACATCTTTTTATTTGGTAAACTAAACAGTTATGACAAAAATTGTGTATGACGACGGAACAGAACAAGAATTTAATGAGGGAGATTTTATCTCTAAAGAGGAACTTTCTGAAAAGTATCTCTCCAAAGAAGAAGTAGAAGCTAACTTCGTATCTAAAGAGAAATACGATAAGAAAAAGAATCAGACTAAAGAAGCTTTTAAACAGTTGGACTTAGCAAAAAAGGGAAATTCTGAGGAAAACAAAGAGGAGCTTACTCAGTCAATTAGAGATGAGGTTACTTTCTCAACAAAGTATTGATTTGATGAGATCCCCGAAGAAATCAAATCAGTAAAAACAAAGTATCCTGACTTGACTTGGGAGCAATGTATGAGAGTTTCAGATTATTCTGTACCAACTCCAAATGTTAATCCTAATCCTTGAAGGGAGAAATTGGATTCTGAAATAGAAAAGAAAGAGTACTCCTATTCAGAAATTGCTGACCTTGCTGAAAAGAATCCTGAAGCTTATGGGGTCATAGCAAGTAAGATCGAAAAAGGGGAAGTAAAACTTATTTAATTCTTAATAAAATCAATGGCTTTTAAGAAAACAGAAGAAACAGTTGAAACAGTTGAAACTGTAAAAGAAGAAAAAACTGTAAAAGTACGAACTGAAGAAGAATTGGCAGTTCTACCAAGAGAAGAATACCTTGAAGCTGAAAAGCAAATTAAAGAAGGTAAAGCAAAGATTCTCGTAAAATAAACAACTAAACAGAGAAGAAACGAAACACTTATTTATTATTTAATCTATTTATTATTATGGCTAATACAGATAAAGTAAGAGCAGTTGTTGCTGCTGAATTAAGAAGAAAAATGAGCGATACTCCTAGAAAACCTTTCATGAGATTCGCTAACTATGAATTTGAAGGAATTTTAAGACAAGCTGGAGATACAATTTCAGTTCCTGTAAGTCCTAAAATCACTTTAACAGATGTTTCAAGCTCTAACAGTGGAGATATTAAAGCTACATCTTGTTCAGATATCACAGCAAGTGATAGAACAATCACTCACTCTGACCTTACAATTAACAAATTACATCAATACAGAGAAAAATTCTCAGAACTTGAAGATATTCAAACTCTTTACAATATCTCAGGAGAGAGAATGAAAGACTTGATGGAAGGAATCGACACAGCAGTTGAAACTTCTATTATCACAATGTTGGATGCTTACTTTACAGCTCACTCTAGTCAAGTAATAACTATTGCTTCAATGAGTACTTCAACAGTTGCTAAAGACATTATGGGATTGAGAACAGCACTTTCTAAAAAAGATGTTCCTATGGATAACAGAATCCTTGTAGTATCTCCTGATGTTTCAGCTGTAATCTGTCAAGCTGGAATCCTTAGCGGAACAGAAGTTGCAGCAGATGCAGCAGTAGAAGGATGGCTCGGAAAATTTGCTGGATTCTCAGTATTTGAATCAAATCTTATCACTTCTACAAATGTTTATGCTTTCAGAGCAAAAGCTTATAACTATGTAAGACAATTAGTACAAGCAAAAGTAACTGAAGCTGAAGCTGGAATGTATTACAACATTTTAGGACAAGTTGCACACGGAGGGAAAATCTTTGACCAAAATGGAGAACAACTTTACAAAGCAGAAATCACAGCTATTGCTTAGTTTCTATTATTGAGGGGAGGAAATCTCTCCTCCTCTTTAATAAATAGTATGTTTTAACTTGTTATTTATTATTGAGATGACAATAGAAGAAATATTTCAAGAAGCTTATGAAGATACAAATACTTCTGTTACTAATTATCCTTATGCTAAAGCATTGAAAAAATTTAATGCAATGTATAAAGAGATTTACAGAATGATTGTAAACACTCAAGAAAACTACTTCCGAACCTATCGAAATACAGACCTCCAAGAATGAGCTAGTGAATACAAAATAGAAAGAGAACAAACTTCTTATATCGAAGAATGAGAAACGGTTTATGTTCCTTGAATTGCTAAAGTAGAAAAGGTTTATCTTATCACTGAAAACTGACAAGAACTTTTAAAAGAACTTTCTGATTTAGAACAAGTAGAAGGAGTAAGAGGGTATGTTTTAAAAGATAATCATATTATTTTAAATCGAGTACCTGAAGAAACGATAGAAGGAGGATTAAGGCTTGAATGAATAGAGGCAGTAAATGAACTAACTCTTGAAGATGAAGAAGGCTCTATCTTCCCGAACCAGCAAGATTTACGAGATTTTGAATCTGTTTTAGTGGCTTGATTAAAGGTAGAACTCCGAGAACATAAACAAGACTTTGATAAAGCAGATAGAGCAAGAAATCTCTATGAACAGAAAAAGGAAGAAATGAAAAGATATATCTCACAAAGAGTACAAAGTATTTATTTCTCTAATGTAGAAGACTAATGGCAATAGATAATCTTAATGTAATGACTTCTTGACTTCCAGCAGGACAACAAACAGACCAATATTCTACAAAACCTTGATGTCTAAGAAGCAAAAACTTAGACATTTTTTCAAGTAGTAAAAGTGCAAAAGGTACGGCTTGGAGTGAAGAAACACAAGAGGGAAGTGATATTATTAAAGAGATATGAAGTCTTACCTTAAAAACAGATGGTAAAGTATATGATTATGGAGTAGAATTTGCTAATCCAAGAAGTACTTTCCCACAAACACAAGTTTCTTATAATGGAATGTATGGATCTTATATAACGGCTTGATGGTGAAATTCAAAAGATATGATAGCAAAATATGAAGGTAATTTTTGGAAAACTTTTACGGTTTTTAGTGATTCAGCTCAATATAATTACAATAAAAATTGATATATCATAAGTAAAAGATTTTGAGAGCTTAATAATTGTGCATTTAACGATTGAGTCCCAGAAAGATGGTCTTGGGCTTATGATTCTACAAGATGATTATGTGAATGATACGAAATAAAAAGAGTTGATGATACTTCTTCATATTGTAGTATTGAGGTCTATATTGATACTTCTTGTTTCTCTAATATAAGGATGGGTGTTGGTGCATATAAATATAATGAATATCATACTCAAAATGCTTATCCTTATTTGGATTATATTCAACGGAGAGAATATAATTATTATTATGATCCACAAGTAAACGAAATGGTACCAAAACTAAGCAGGTTTGATAGTGTCTATTATTGAGAAACATATTGAACTTATGATAATCCCGTATATATCACAAGAACAGTTTGACCAAATACTAAGTGAGCAACAGCAACAATCTATTTCAGACGAAAAAAAGTAGAATGAGCAAGCAATTATCATTGGGACGACTTAATTATGGTAAATTTCCTCTGATGACCTGATCCTCGAACGGTAGAAAATATGGAACGAGAAAATAATACAAAAGTTTATGAAGATAGTTTTTACACTTATAACCTACTCCCAATTAAAAGAGATAGAAAGCTGAAAAAAATCTGAGAGTATTATTGGGAGAAATGAGATACAACTCAAACTCTCTATCAATATGCAGAATCTCGAAAGATGGACTCTTTATGATACCATGTAACTGATTATAACATTGAGCAATATGTGGCTTGGGAAAATCCAGCGACAATGGATGTAATAGATATGATTTCTTGGAATGAAAAAATCTATATGATAGGAAATATGGACGGGAACGGTTATATTATCCCTTGCGAACTTACAGGATGAAAAGGAACTCCTTATATTGCTTATGGATGTACTTTTAAAGGAGCAACAAACATTGACTATCTTATGTATCTCGTAGGAGAAGACAGAGGAATAAGTCAATTGTGGTGCTATAATACTCAAGAACTTGTACCTCTTATTTGAGGAGATAAAAAGAAAGTAGAAGTCGATAGTGTAACTCATGAAAAAGCCGATAATGATTTTATCGATACCAACGAGCAGTACAGATTCAACTGAAAAATGGTAGAATATAGAGGAGATTTAGTACTTGCAACAGAAGATAATAGACTTTTCCGTTATGGACAAACAGCAGGAGGTAAAGGATGAAGCTTTATCTTCGATATCCCTTGAGAAATAACAGACTTAAGAACAGAAAACGATAATCTTATTGTAAGTTATGAAGTAACAAGAACAGAAACAGATGAAAACGAGCAAGAAGTAGAAGTTACTTATAAATACAATAGGACTTATCAAGATGATATAGCAGATAAGAACTATTTAACAGAACGAGAAGCAGTTTATCCAATAGCACTCTGAAATCATCTTTTAGAGAAAGAAGAATCAGATTTATATACTTCTTATATTCTTCCTTCAAAAGATTGTAAATTAGAGTTTTGGGGAGCAGGAAATCACTATCACTATCGAACTTTTAAAGTATGAAATGTTGTTCCTTGAAGTTGAGTAAGTCCTACTGTAGCACTTAATCTTTTAAGGACTTGGAAACTCCAAATTGCAGGTACTACTTGAGATTATAACCTTGAATAT